AGTTCAGCACCAGTGACTTCCATATATTCACCAAGCGCAAATGTGCGGGTAAATTTACGGGCAGCAATTCCTTTATGGATTGCCTCACCAGCATCCTCTGTAGAAACTTCACCCTTAATTACTAGGGTTCCATTATCTAGAGTCACATCAACGTCCTTCTTATCAAAACCAGCCAAAGCTAGGTCTACACGGAATACGTCATCTTCCACCTTTACAATATTGTATGGTGGATATGATTGATGTGATGCTGTTGTGTGTACTGTATTTAGGCGATCAAACATATCGTTGAAGCCAATAAAAAATGGATCCTTAAAAAGATCCAATGTGAAATGTGTTACCATTTTATTCCTCCTTTAAGCGAATAAGTTAATTTAATAGGCCCCTAATGGCGACCTAATAATATTATATCATAATCTAAATAAGTATTAAAGTATCTTTTTCTTTTTGTCCTGCATTTTTTTAGCGTCTGCTTCTGAAGCATAAAGTGCTTGTAGGTGTGCAACTGCTGCGGACTTTCCTGGATGACAGCTTACAAGCTCTCCTGAATCTTCCTTTACAACCGCATAGCCCTTGCAACCAGCAACATTTTGTTCAATTTTCCAAGGCATAATTATCTCCTAATCATTAGGTATCTCACTAATATCCATTTCTATGAGACCCATTTCTTTTGCTATTCTATGTCCTTCTGGACTAAGATGAAGAGTTGCTTCAAGATTCTCATCGTACTCAACCTCCATCAAACCTTCTTCGTATAACTTCATCATGGCTGAGTCAACATATTCAATATGTGCCTGCCATAATTCTGGTGCCAGTTCTTTTGCACTCTCACTAATTGAGAATATCATCTCACCATTTTCATCAACGCCTTCTACGGAAACAGCGCCTATCTCTAGGTAGTGTGCCAATTTCATATCGTCATCCTCTTCATCTTCGTACATAAAATCTCCTTTGTGCAACAGGTAGGACTTGAACCTACGAATAACCGAATTATGAGTTCGGGGCCTTAACCAACTTGGCTACTGTTGCCAAGTCTCTATTGTAGCGTTCCATCTTCATTTTTGTCAATAGTTTCTTCAACTACTTGCTGGACATATTCAGAAAAATGTTTCCTAATATTGCCCATAGGTCTTGTCCCTAATGACTTCCATATTCTTTTATACTCTACGATATTTGCAAATGTTGTAGGGCATACTTGTATACCATTATACTCTTTTAGAACTGTTGGTAGCGGTACATGCTTACCACAGCACTTGCATTCTTTAGCTTTTTCCTGATATATACTCATACTATTTCCATTCCGTCTAATGCATCAGATAAGTCCCTTGGCATTCTTGGTGCCCTGATCATGTTTGTAACTATAGTGTCATCCTCATTTTCTCTATCCCACTTTAAAGAACTATAAGTATGTATGTCTATCTCTTCATTGTTCTGTGGCCTACTTCTACTAATAGCATTAAATATAGATCCACAAACTGCGTCCGCCAAGTCCTTCGATCCCTTTCTAGGGTGGTCAACTTTATCTCTCATAATCTTTAGCTGTAGCAATTCATCTATCAATAATTTAATAGCTGGCCCAGTTAATCTATCTTCTGCCACAACCATCGCCATGTCATCGTAGTGCTTCTTTGCTACTGACAATGTCTCTGTATTAATTCCATATTGTTTTAATTGCTGCATCATATCATGTGAATTCCAACGGTCAAATGTGCAGACACGAATTTTAAATCCCTTAGTTCTAAGTGACAAGATATAGTCTTTAACCTCTGTAAAGTCTACTGACTTATCCGCAGTTGGCGTCCAATATCTTACAGCATCAACTTCTACAATAGGCGCTGGCTGAGAATAAGTATCAGTTACTTTTACATTTACCCACTTCTGTACGTGTGCCATAGCAACTGCACAATGGTCATGCTTCTGTGCAAGGTCTACGTGTAAGAAATATTCCTTGTCTGGATCTGGTGCAAACCAATTTTCAAATCTACCAAACTCATCTACTGCTAATGCCATGTTACTAAAAGCTTTTTCAATTTTTTCTCTAGACTTAAAGAATGCATCAATTGCCTCTGCTGGCATACATGCAAATCTTCCAAGGGCGTCTGGTGCGTTCTTGTAGAATGCTACCTTAAAATCATCAATACTTCTTGTTGGATTAATTTCCCATGTTGGTCTTTTAAGAGCATACATTCTTGGATACTTATAAGATAAAATATGATCTTCTTCCCATTCAATATCAAACTCGTTACCTTCAGTTCCGTCTGGCAATTCTGTATCTAATTTAAAATGATGTGATCTTATTACAGTTTCTTTTTCTGCAATAACATCATCGTATCTTTGCTGTATATAGTCATTCTTATAGCGTGGGAAAGAAAGAAGAATTACCTTACCATAATCTGGAAAACGTGAATCTACTGATGCCCTATACATCTCATAGATAGCGCTACCAGTTTTTGCCTGCTCATGTCCTGTGGTGTTTTCTGTAGCAAAACCTGAGATCTCATCAAGGATAATTACAATAACGTTGTATCCTTCCCAGGCTTCTCTTTCTGAGTGTCCTGAGTGAACTGTAATATTCTTATTAAATTTAATTTCAGATGCTTTTTCTGTATACTTTCCAACAAACCAAGGGGACTTATCGATACGTGTTCTAAATCCTTTAAAGAAAACATTGTTGGCCTGCTGAGCGTTAATAGCAATATTGATAATATCAATTGAGTCTCCAGGTGGCTTACCATAGTAATTTGCTGGATCTTTTAAGCATAATAGTAAATATACTATATATGCCACTGATATTGTTGAGCAGTAATCTTTACCAGAACCTTTACCAAGCTGAGCAACTACTTCATTGGCAGTCTGCTTATATGTTCTTTTGCCTTCTTCTTCGCCAAATAATTTAATTAGCGTTGATTCTTTATAAACCTGAGAAGACTTTTCAATTAATGTATATTGATATTCTGAAAGTGGTGGCAATCCAAGAAAGTCTGGGCTAGTTACAAATGTTCTTAGGTCTACTGGTCTTTCATCAAACTCTTCGCCATCTAGTATGTCAATAAGATCATTAAAATTAATATCCATTAGATTGACCACCACCCTTGAAGAGTAGCCTTACCGCTATCTATCCACTCTTTATGAAGCCTCGCTGTCTCTTTCCAGTCTACTCTATGCGTAGGCATGCCACATAGTGGACACAGATCTGTATCCATTTCTTTGTAGACATGCTCACAGTACATTAGCCTCTTCTTCATTTAGTACAACTGGCTCTACTATTCCAGTAATTTGAGACAATCTCTTTGCAACTTCCATCTTACATTTTGGACAAGATGCTGTTACTTCTTTCAAAATCTTTACTAGGATATCCTGCTTACGCTCTGTTTCAGCTAATTGTGTTGCAAGCTCTGCGTTGTCTAGCAAGCCAACTTCTTGAAGCATGCCAATTCTTTTACCTTCAATATCTGCAATTAACTTTAGGGCTCCAGACTTAACACTAAGTTGACCAGCCTGGTCTGCATCCTCAACTGTTTTCCAAGCTTCTTTGATAAGCATTGCATAGTGTTGATCTGCTCCTGAGATAGCCTCTTTAGCCCTTTCACGGGCCGCTGTGTCGTTGTGAACTACATTCTTCCACTCACCTATCAACTCAACTACTTCGGCACGTTTAAAGCCCGTTATAGTGGCAATTTGGGTAGGGTTATTTCCTTTTAGTAGTTCTTCAACTACTTTATTCATGCGATCATAATGATCTGCGAGTTCAATTTCCATAGGGTATTATTATACTTCTAGTCGACTGAAATAGCAACCTGAGATTTAGCTATTTTATATAGAACCAAATAGCCAATCAGATCATCAATATCGTTATCTCCTGCATACCCTTGATTATTTTTAACTCTGTTTAATTTATCATCGATTCTAACCTTGAGCTGCTCTACATTATCCGCCGTCGAAAATATTCTGGCTGGCTCCAAGGCTGAGTTGCCGTATGATATATTCTTTTCAATAAGCATGTGTGCAATTTCATGACATGTTGACCATATCTTGTTGCCTGCTGGTGCGCCAACAGACTTTAAATATAGATCACTACAATTAAAAGTTGTTACATCCTCAAATACTGGCTTTAACACTATCTTCTCCTAAGTAGAACATTTACTACATCATGCTCTTTAATTCTTTCAAATGTGGCCGCTTCCCCATTTAAAAATTCCATTGTATATTTATCGTTTAATTCTACCAAAAACTCATCTGGCTGTCCAGACCCAAGTTCAACAACTAGCAACGGACAATTACGAGCTTCTTCAGAAAAACCCTCAAATACAAATCTTTCATGCCCTTCTACGTCTATCTTAATAAAATCAATTTTGCCAGTGTATGTTGAATCTAAGGTATCTGCATTTATTTCTTCTGTATAAAAATTACCATGCTGACCATGATTACCAGACTGATGCTCATGAACTATTCCAGATCCACCAATATTTTCTTCCCAAATATTTAAAACCATCTTGTCTTTCTTATTTGACAGGGCTATGTTAAACACATCAATCTGACCAACATTAGAGTAATCATTTAAAATCGTAGCAACTGTATAAGATTTGCATAGTCTCTCTATAGGCTCAAAAGCTAGGACATGGCCATT